GGTATTGCAGGACCTGTAGAGTCTGGTATAGCATTAGTAATGCCACCACCTATACTAGGCATGACAGATTTCATTACTTTACTCTTCACGTTCTCTATGATGGCATCCTTTTGTGTATAAAGATAAACACCACCCCCAACAACGGTAAGAGATATAGCGAAAGACGAAATAGCAAGTACATTAATAATTTTTTGCATGATATTTATTTTGTATCGGGAACGATTTTTACAGGACCTGATTCAATCCTGATAGTTTGTGCAGGAGCAGTCTCTGATGCTTTAGCGATAAGAAACTCCATATCTTTCTTAGATATGTTAGCACTACCACCATCACCATTCTTTTTCTTACCTCCAGCAGCGACGCCAAAAGTAGCTAAAGTTCCTGTGAAGACCGAAGCTATGAAAGTTGGATCAATTTTATCTCCTTGTTCATAACCTGGTATTTTAACGTAGTTCAAAGTTAAGATCCCTGCGGACCACACAAGAACTATCACTCTTATCAGTGTTGCTAAGTATGCTAGTTGCTCCTCTTTATCATCAACACTTTCTTTAATCTTGCCGATGATACCTTTAGGTTTTTCTTTTACTTCTGCCATGATATTCTGGTTGCTGTTCTATTTATCAACAATCCTTACTCATATCTTCTGCCATGTTACCACCTATCTCTGCACCTTGATTACCACCGAACATTGCTACCCATCCTGCTGCTACCCATCCTACGAATGGTATAGTGCTAAGAGTAGGTGCTGCTGCTGCACCAACACTAGTTCCTACGAGTCTACCCGTTCCTTCTGCTGACCCGATTGCTTTGATACATGCTTCACTTTGTCTAGCAGCAACTATCTCTGCTGTCTGTCCTGCTGTCAAACCAGGTTTACCATCTAACCATGATCTAGTATTAGATACTGCACCACCTTGGTTGATCTGACCATCCATAAAGTATTCTTCTACTACCTTCTGTGTATTATTTGCTAGTCCTAAGAAACCACCCTTCTCTTTGATGTCCTTAGTTATGTACGCTGTCTTGGGATCGTTTGCTGAATATGAAATAGCATATCCCTCGTCTGATACACTCACTTTATATGATGTGTAAGGACCTACAGGTAAATCCACTGATGGTAGTGGTGGTTCTGTTTGTCTTGTAGCAATATATCCAATCATACCAATATGTGAGACAGCGAATAGACTGCCTACCACACCTAATGATATCCATTTTAGTTTATTCATTTGTCTTGATTTACTCACCTAGAGTATGTATAACAGGTTTCTCTGTTTTTAAAATGTTATACAATTCCATGTTCTCTGCGGTTGAAACAGGATAGAATTCAGCACTGGGATCAAACCCATCATATCTTTTTGCTTGGTTGATTACAATAGAACCATTCTCTCCTGATGTAGATCTATGAAATGTACCACGGGGTATGATTAATGCACCACTGTGTACATTGAGATGTATTATATGATAAGGATATTTCCAATCTCTATTAACTAATTCAAAAGTTCTCTCTCCTTGTATGACTCTATTACAGTCATCTTGGAAACTATGAATATAAAATTGTTTACCTCCCACACAGTCTGGTGGAGGTGATACTGCAGGACCTGTGTGTACTACTAGGTCACTTGCATTAGATTCCTCTACTGATATGTCATAAAAAATTACATCATCAGTCTCACGAAACACACGGTGTCTCTTAAAATGTATGTCACTCATATATTAATTATGTGGGTCGTAATATCTTATCAACCAACCTGTTGCTGCTATTATTATAGCAATAATTATTAATGTTGTCATTAATTATAACCCATAATTTGTTTTTCTGGAAGTCCATGTGTTTAAAACTTGAATATCTGTAATTACTTTCTTCCATAGACGAAACTCAGCAATCTGTCCTCCATAAGCAAATGGTGTAGTATCCATTCTTGCACCAAGTCTAACTATATTATTACCTTGATGAGATGGAGAAGTAGTAGCACTGAATGTAGAATCTATTGAACCATTTTTATATATTTTAGCAGTTCCAGATTCAAAAGTGCAAACACAATAAAGCCATTCGTTATCTGGAAAATTACTAGAAACGTATTCACTACCACTAAATCCACCACCACTATTGATACCAAATTCTATTGTACCACTTCCAGCATTGTTTCTTTCAATTCTCCAACAACTATTAGGATCACCACCACCAGGATTCATTTGTGTCACAATGAAACTTGTTGTAGGTTTTGTACAATTGAACCAAAACTCAATAGAAAAACCATTGGTAATAACATCATCGGAAAAAACATAATCAATATGATCAACAGCAGAGAGTGGAGGACTATTGGATGCTCCATTAAAAAGAAAAGCATCAGGACTAGTATTTAATGATGGAAAATTAAGACTATTAACAGGACCACTATTGAATAGAGGAGTTACACCAGCTTGTATGTTTATTGCAGGAGAATTACCACCAACTAAAATACTATTGGATCCCCCTCCTAAGCTTGGGAGAGATAACATAGGACTTTGTTTTATATAACTATTCATTATGCAAAGTTAGTTACGTTACCAAATACTGTATATGTGTCTGTAGCATTTTTCATTATTGTAAATGAATATACATCTACTCCACTAGCAGAACCACCTGTTGGTGCAGATCCATCTGCCCATTTAACTGTTTGAGCAGTACCATCAATTCTAAATTCAGTCATATATTTACCATTAGGAGTAATATATGCTGTTATTGTTGAGACCTTAGACAAACCTAGAAGACTATTATATGTGTTGGTTGAGTTTCCTCTAACATTAAAAGTAAAGTTAGCAACAGCATTTGTTACACCATAAAATACATCTCCATATGTCATGATATCATGATTGTAATTACTTTGTATACCACCACCAGAATCATGATGGTATGATTCTTGTATGACACTTTGCCCAAAATTTGTTACACCATCTTTAAGAATAAGGTAATTTTTTGTGCTACCTGTATCATAACCTTGGAAATAATAGTTTCCTTTTACATTGTTAGGGTTATCTTTAATTTTAAAAATCCAATCTTCATCGTCTACAATAATATCAGCAATAGAATCAATACTTCCGCTACTATCTTGGAAGCGAATTGTAGGAGTATCTCCAGAGACTAAAAGAGTGACTCCACTTAAAGCTGCATAGTTAGTACCAATGAATAATCGGTCTGCTATGTATGCAGTTCCATTTCCTCTAAGTGTAAATTTATCAGTTGATCCAGCAGCAACACTTAATGTAATATCACTTTGTCCTGTTCCAGTTCCATTTACTGATAATGAGGTAAGAGTTCCAATAGATGTCAATGATGATCCTGTGACTGCACTACCTAAAGCATAAGGTGTACCACCACCATTCAAATCAATATCATCAGTTCCAGTTCCATTGACAGGTCCTATAGTTTGTCCAACAGGATCTGCAACACAAATACCATCCAATGTAAGTTTTTTATTTGCTGCTAGATCAAAGTTCTCAGAAGAAACCCAAGTATTATATGTAACACCACTGTCTGTTCCTTTCCACTTAATTGATTTGTCAGTGCTACCTTTTACAATAATACCACCATCTTCTGCTGCTCCATCAGAAGGACCTATCGCAGTGATGGTTGCTTGTCCATTACCTGTAACATTGTTTGATAAGACAGCAGAGTTGTTCGTAATAGAAACAATAATTGTATTGTTAGGTATCGTAATACCACCAGTAGATGTGGTAACTGTCATGCCAGGTATCAAACCAGCAGTAGGAGTTATTGATGTGATGTTTGCAGTTCCACTGGTAACAGTAGCAACAAACTGTGTACTAACAACAGCAGCAAGTTCAATATTTTTATCTGTTATCTGAACTATATTTGATTTAACTATAGTTTCAACACCCTGTACTGTAAGATTACCTTTAACAAGAACATCTTTAGATACTGTAAGGTCTTCGTCTATTGTTATGTCATAGTTTGCATCACCTCTGATCCATGCTTGTCCACCAGAACCAATAACTAATTGTCTGTCACCAGATATGTTTGGTGGTCTGAATGTTACATCACCAGAGTTCTCATTATCTGCAGGACCTATAAGAACATTACCATTTCCTAGTACATCAAAACCAGCATAGTGTCCAATACATACGTTCGCATCTCCTCCACTGTTGCTCTCAAGTGTATTGTTTCCAATTGCTACGTTCTTAGTTGCGTCTAAGGATACTAGCATGGAGTCACGACCAATAGCTATGTTGTTAGATCCGATACCGTTTGCTCGTAATGCTCTGTTTCCAATAGCAGTATTCGCAGCACCACT